GGTTATGAATGGCAAAGCTAACACCTTCACAGAAAGCCAGAGCAAAGGCTATGTCAAAGCGGCGTGGCGTTAAGTATCCCAATGCGTGGGCAAACTTAACTGTTGCTCGTGGCAAAAAGAAAACCACCAAAAAACGTAAAACGAGGACTGCATAATGGCTTGCGGATATAAGAAAAAGGGTCGCAAAGGCGGGAAAAAGAAATAATGGCTTATGGTTATTACGATGATCGTCCTCGCTACACTAGCTTGATGGATATGATTGACGGTGGCGGTGCTGGGCGCAGCGGTGATCGCTTTGAGGGCGGTGGACTTCTAAGCCTTTTAGCAAACGAGCTATTTAGACCCGCAGGCTATGAAGATCGCTTACGCCAACGCAAGAATGACACTGGACGCGCTGTTGCTACGGTGGTGGATGAATTGATGCGTGAACGTGCCGCCATGAAGGAAATGGAACGTCAGCGCGGTTTGCAGCAAGATCGGTTTGATACACGCGATCAGCAAGGGGCATCATCATTCCGCGCACCTGTGCAACCAGGGCCACCAATGCCTGCGACAGCGTTTTCCCCAGTAATGCCAAATCAACCAATGTCATCATACGATGAAGTTCCTGTTATTCGTGGCACGGCAGGCACACCAACTGCGCCATATGAGCAAACTGGTGCTATTACAGACATTCGCTTTGGGCCGCGTGGGTCATTGACAGATCGGCTAGATATATCACAGGCAATGCCATCTGAGGCAGAGCAGCGTGTTCTTGAAACAATACAAGACGCAAACTTGATGGATCAGTTTATTAACATGAGGCCAGATCAACAGCGCGAGTATATTAACCGCCTAATAGAGATGGGTTACTAATGGCTAAAGACCCTCGCCTATCTAAAATCGGTGCTTCTAGGTTTAACCAGTGTGTAAGAACACCAAGTCATCCTAGCAAATCCCACGCAGTTGTGGCAAAAGAGGGTAGTAAGACTAAGCTAATACGGTTTGGTCAAAAAGGTGTAAGTGGTTCGCCACCTCGCAAGGGCGAGAGTGAAGCCGCCAAAAAGCGCAGAGCATCATTCAAGGCAAGACACGCTAAGAATATTGCAAAGGGTAAAATGAGCGCAGCATATTGGGCTGATCGCTGTAAATGGTGAACTAAATGGCTATTACGACCTATTCAGAGCTAAAAACCGCAGTTGCCAACTGGTTAAACCGCGATGATTTAACATCTGTTATTCCTGATTTCATAACGCTTGCAGAGGTAGATATTAACCGCAAGCTGCGTCACTACAAAATGATTGAACGTGTGGATGCAACGCTAGACAGCCGCTACGTCCAAGTGCCTGCGGATTGGTTAGAGACAGTTCGGTTTAATATTACGGCTACGTTTACGCGCCGTTTAGACCTTATCGGCACAGAGGATATGTTAGAAAAGCGTGAAGCAAACGGCGACACAACAGGCATACCACAATACTACGCGCAGATCGGAGAGGCCATTGAGGTGTTTCCAACTCCAGCGGCAGAGTATCCTATGCAGCTTGCATACTACGCAGAAATTCCAAGTCTAAGTGACAGCAACACCTACACTTGGCTATTGCAGTCTGACCCAGATGTTTACTTGTATGGTGCGCTTATGCATTCCGCGCCTTACTTGCTGGATGACGCGAGAACACAAAACTGGGCGAGTTTGTATCAGAACGCACTAGCTTCTTTGCAAAAATCCTCAGATGACACCAGGTTTGGTGGTTCTGGTCGCAGAATTATCATATCTAGTTATTAACAGAAAAATGGTGTATATTGCGCCAAGATATATCTAACGGAGAAATCCATGTCATTTACAAACACCTACGAAAACCACGTTATGAATTATGTGTTCACAAGCACAAGTGTAACGCGCCCAACAGCGTGGTATATCGCTTTGTTCACATCTGACCCAACCGATACTGGCTCTGCTGGCACAGAAGTATCAACAGGCACAGGTTATGCAAGAACATCGGTCACGTTTTCTGTGACAGGTGACACAGCATCTAACTCTGCTGCGGTTGAGTTCCCTGCGGCATCAGGCGGCAACTGGGGAACAATTAGCCACATTGGGGTTATGACTGCATCCTCTGGCGGTGACATGATTGTGCATTCCGCATTGACTACTTCCAAAGCAATCAATGACGGTGACGTTTTCCGCATTCCAACTGGTGATCTGGATATTACGCTAAGTTAATGGCTGTCTACCGCGCATATTACGGTGATGCGTTCTATGGGCAAGATACCTACGGTTTATCTGGCTCAATAACGGACGGTGCGGCAATTGTCACACCTGGCGCAACGGTTGCTGTTAGCGCGGTAAGAGTTATTAGCTTTGATGCAGCGATTACACCATCTGCAAGCGTCACATCTTCTGGGCAAGTTATAAAGTTAGGCGCAGCGGCTATCACGCCAAGCGCAAGCGTAACATCAAGCGCAGATCGTATAATTGGCGGTGCAGCATCAGCAACAACATCCAGTGCGACTACATCAGCGGGTATTATCGTTAAAGATGGTGCCTCGAGTGTTACAACAGCGGGTGTAGTTGTTTCCATAGCAGAAACATATGCTGAGACAGATGGCTACCGCAGCGGGTATGGCTTGCGCACTTATGGCACAAGCATCTACGGCGAAAACCACTCTGTAGAAGAAGCATCAGCAACAATAACAGCGAGTGCAACGGCTGTTTCTGCTGGTCAGCGCATTGCCATTGGAAGCGCAACAATAACACCAAGTTCAACGTTTGTATCTAATGGAGTTATAGACGTTGTGGGCCGCGCAAACGTGGCACTATCATCTAGCGTGAATATAAGCTACAATCGCGTTAGATTGATGTCGGCAGCAGATGCTACGAGTTCAACAGTTGATGTTCTGTCTCGTTACAAATGGCTAGATGCGGCTGATCCGACAACAACATGGACTGCTGTCACTGATCCTACGGACACCTGGACAGAGGCAGACTATTTAGAAAGGGCCGCGTAAATGGCGACTACGACAACAACATATAGCTTTAACAAGCCTACCGTTGGCGGCGATGAGGACGCTTGGGGTGGCTATCTAAATGGCAACTGGGACAGCATTGATGATCTGCTAGACGGAACAACGGCTGTCACTGGTATTGATATTAACTCTGGTTCTATTGATGGCACACCGATTGGCGCAACTACTGCATCAACTGGTAACTTTTCTACGTTATCCATCGGCGGCACTGCGATCACAGCAACTGCGGCAGAGCTTAACTATGTGGATGGCGTAACATCCAACATTCAAACGCAGCTAAATAGTGCTGCTACAACTGGTAAGGCCATAGCTATGGCAATCGTGTTCGGCTAAGGAGATTTAACAATGGCTGCACCTAATATCGTAAATGTCGCAACGATTACGGCGAAGACAACAACGCTTGCTCTTTCGTCAACATCACAAACGACACTAGTAAGCAATGCTGCGGCAAGCGGCAAGGTTATCAAAATAAACATGATCCAAGTCGCAAATGTCGATGGCACAAATGCATGTGACGTGACTGTAGACCTGCACAGCGCAGCGTCAGGTGGCGGCACAGCATTCTCGCTTGTATCGACAGCCTCTGTCCCTGCTGATGCGTCTTTGATTGTTGTTGATAAAAACACAGCACTTTATCTTGAAGAAGATCGTTCAATCACGGTAACGGCTGGCACTGCGAACGATTTGGAAGTGATCGTTAGCTACGAGGAAATCTCTGACTAAGGAGAACCGTTGTGCGATACATTGGCAACGTAGAAAAAGATGCTCAAGTCAGGGCGGTAGCCTCTGGTGTGCTATCTAACGGCGATACTGTTATTGTGAACTCAGACGGCACTGTGAGTGCTGTAAGTGGCGCAAGCGCGGCTACTGGAACAGAGGTTGTTTATCAATCTGGACAAGCGGAATATTCTGTTTCAGCATATGATGCCTCTAATGATAAAGTTGTCGTTTTTTACAGAATTTTTTCGGGTGGCGCGACATACGGCGCAGTAGGAACAATTAGCGGAACTTCTATAAGTTTTGGCTCTGGTGTTAGCACTGGATTAAGTGGTGAACCTCTTGCTTGTGTTTATGACAGCACGAACAATAAAGTTGTTATTTTTGCCGTAACAGGCGGGGGTGCGGGAAGTTCTGTCGTTGCAACGGTATCTGGCACAAGTATGTCGTTTGGTTCAGTAGCCAACTTTACATCGTCGTCTGTTAATCCAACATATTATAACCCTGTATTTGATACTAATACTGGCAAGGTAGTTCTTTTTTATGCTGACAGCAGTAATAGTTATTACGGTAATGCAGTAGTCGGCACAGTAAGTGGCACTTCTATTAGCTTTGGGACACCTGTTGTATTTAATAGCGCAAGTACGTTTAGTGTACATGGGCCAGATGCGGCTACATTTGATAGCTCAAACAATAAAGTAGTTATCACTTACCGTGATGCTGGGTATGCAAATTCAAAAGTTGGAACCGTTAGTGGGACTTCAATTAGTTTTGGCTCTGCTGCTGCGTGGACGTCAAATGTTATTGCCGAACCAGTTTCTTCTTATGACGCAGATCAGGGTAAAGTATTTGTGTTCTACAGGGATCAAACTGATAGCAATATAAATAAAGGTGTTTTGGGGACTGTAAGCGGAACCTCTATTAGTTACGGGACACCAGCCACAGTTTATGACTCAGCATCGTCGTATGGCAGAGATAATAGAATTTCATACAATGCCGCTGCTAAAACTCATCTGATTTCGTTTAAAGATGATACAACTGAAAATTTATATTTTGTTGAGGTTGTTGTTTCGGGCAGTTCATTTACTGCAAGTTCTGATAGTGTTTATGCAACCACATCAAGTGCGGCTGGTACAATAGCTTATGACAGTGGTTCTGAAGCAAATGTTATATTCTTTCAAGACGGCGACAATTCACTTTATGGGACAGCTTTTGTTAAAGTAATTGGCTCCACCAACCTCACCTCAGACAACTTCATAGGCTTCGCTGATAGCGGATACGCAGACACGCAGAGTGCGGCTATCAACACAACTTGCTCGGTAGACCGAAATCAAACGGGCTTAACCGCAGGGCAAAAGTATTATGTGCAAACAGATGGGTCGCTTGGATTAAGCGCAGATACACCATCGGTAGAAGCTGGCACCGCAATATCATCTACGGAAATCTTGGTGAAAGGATAGATAAATGAAAACCATCGTAGAAACATCAACTGGTCTAAGCAAATACTTGCTTGCTGATGACGTAACAATCGTAAGCAACGCAGATAACATCGTTGTTGGCGATCCTGCGCAGTTCATTATTGGCGACCTAAACAGTGGCACAGTGACAATCACAGAGAACGTGACAAACGCCCCTGCGGATTGGTCAGGCAACAAGTATACCTTCGACGGAACAACATGGACGCTAAACCCTAACTGGGTTGACCCTGACGCTGAATAAGGAATAGCACATGCGTATCATTGGTAATGATCCCAATACACCAAGACAGACACGAGTTGTCGCCAGTGGTACGCTGTCCACGGGGGATACTGTAGTCGTTAATTCCGACGGTACTGTGAGTGTTGTCGGTGGTGCTTCTCAATCAATCGGGTCAGCCGTAAACTTTAATGCTGGCATTACGGACACACCTCACTCTACATTTGACGCAAATGCTGGTAAAATTGTAGTTGCATATCGTGATGAAAGTAATTCAGATTACGTTACGGCAATCGTTGGAACGGTATCAGGGACATCTATTAGTTTTGGTACAGAGGTTGTTGTTGAGAGCGTAGCGGTAAATGGCGAAATACCAATAGTCTATGATGCTAACGCTCAAAAAGTTGTTGTGTTTTACTATGACAGTGTCGGAAACTCACAAAAAGCAAAAGTGGGCACTGTAAGTGGGACTTCAATTAGTTTTGGGTCGTCTACCCAAGTCACAACGGAAAACCCAACATTTGCCGCTGCTACCTACGATGCTAATGCGCAAAAGGTTGTGTACTTTCTTGCTGACGCTGGCGGCTTTCAAAATGGCGGCTACCCAACAGCGGTTGTGGGAACTGTATCTGGGACATCAATTAGTTTCGGGAGTTCTACTGCTGTAAAAAGCAGTGCGTCTGATTATTTATCTATTGCCTACGATAGTAATGCTCAAAAAGTTGTTGTCTGTTGGCAAGATAACGGAAATTCGAATTATGGTACGGCGGCTGTCGGTACGGTTTCTGGGACTTCAATTAGCTTTGGTTCTTCGGTCGTGTTTCAAAGCGCCTCGACAGAATACACATCCGTTGCATTTGATAGTAACAGCAATAAGGTCGTAGTCGCTTATCAAGAGGGCGGTGCAAATAACGACAGCTATGCAATAGTGGGAACAGTTAGTGGCACAAGTATTAGCTTTGGAACTAGAGTGCAGATCACTACTAACACTGCGCAAAATCACAATGTTGTCTACGACAGTACTGCAAAAAGAATAGTTATTACATATAGAGACTTTGGAAATAGTAGCTATGGGACTTACGTTATAGGCGAGGTAAGCGGCACAAGCATCACCTTAGGAACTCCTGCGGTTTTTTCAGCAGGCGAAACTCAATTTCCCTCTCTGGCCTTTGATAGCTCCAACAATAAAGTTGTCATATCCTACAGAAATGGCAGTAGCTCAAACTATGGCCAATCAATAGTTTTACAGGTTGGCTACACCAACCTCACCTCTGAAAACTACATCGGCACAGCCAAGTCAGGCGCAGCGGATGGCGATGGCGTTGTTGTGAATACGCAGGGTGCGATAGACGATAACCAGACAGGCTTAACCGCTGGCCAGAGTTACTACGTTCAAACAGATGGCACACTAAGTACAACGGCTGGTGATCCAAGCGTATTCGCTGGCACGGCTGTATCTGCAACTAAACTTATCGTGAAAGGGTAGCACATGCTTAAAGTATTAGGCGAAGACAGCGGCAAGTTTAAGGCAGTAGCAAGCGGCACGTTACCCAACGGCAAGCCTGTGGTTGTGAATAGCGATGGGACTGTGAGCGTTATTAGTGAAACAAGTGTGTCGGCGCAAACAACAACGCCAACGACTTTCACAACGAACACCATAAACTTCTTTTTAGATGCTGCATATGACAGCGGAAACGATAAGGTCGTTGTTGTTTACAGTGATGGCTCTAACAGCAATTACGGAACAGCAGTTGTCGGAACAGTAAGTTCTTCCAATAATTCAATTACATTTGGAACGCCAGTAGTTTTTGATAGCTTAAATGCCCGTAATACCGTTGTGGCATATGATGCAAATGCTGGGAAGGTAGTGGTTGCTTACTATGGATTTTCTTCACCAAACACAGGTTTGGCTATTGTTGGGACTGTAAGTGGGTCTAGCATTAGTTTCGGTTCAAGAGTCACCATGAATGCAACAGGCCCAAGCGGAGAAATAGGCATTGTATATGCGCCAGATCAGCAAAAAATAGTTTGTTCGTATAGGGATCAGTATAACTCAAATTACGGTACAGCTATTGTTGGCACTGTAAGTGGAACATCCATCAGTTTCGGTACTGAGGTCGTCTTCAATAGTGGCACAACTTATCAAAATACTTTGGGGTATGACACAACAAAGAACAGAGTATTGTGCGCCTACAGAGACAATAGCAATTCAAACTATGGAAACATAGTTGCGGGTACAATAAGTGGCACATCTATTACTTTTGGCAGTGAATATAATTTCTCTAGTTCGGCATATGCGGCTCCCTTTGAGATTGTTCATGATAGTGTAAATAACAAAAATGTTATTTTTTATTCGGGTAGTCCACAGTACGGCAAATCTATAGTCGCAACTTTAGATGAAAGTGATAATTCATTAACTTTTGGAACTGAAGTCCAATTTAAAGGTGCATCTATAGGTAGCTCTGGTGCTGCTGCTTTTAACGCTGCCGCTGGCAAGATAGATGTTATCTATATGGACGAAGGTGACAGCAACAAAGCTAAGTTTGTCACTGGTACGGTAAGCGGGACAAGCATATCCTATAGCAGTGAAACTACAGTAGACACAAATGTGACTGACTATTTCTCTGTTGCGTATAACACTACGCTCAAAAATAATTTCATTGCCTATAGTGATGAAACCAATACTCAAGGTGAGGCATTTGTTAATCAGTTGGCCTATACTGAAACCAACCTAACCTCTGAAAACTACATTGGCATATCCTCTGGCGGGGCTGTCGCTGACACAGGTAACGCAACGGTTGATATTATCGGCACAGTCAACAAAGACCAGACAGGCTTAACGGCGGGGCAGAAGTATTATGTGCAAAATGACGGCACACTTAGCACCACTGCGGGAAGCCCTAGTGTGTTGGCGGGAACCGCAATATCTGCTACAAAGTTAGTAGTGAAAACATAAAAAGGTGGTGCTATGCCGCTCATCCCACTGCAAATTCCAAAGGGCCAATATCGCAACGGAACAGATTACATGTCCCAAGGACGCTGGCGTGACATTAACTTGGTGCGCTGGCATGAAGATGCTTTACGTCCTATCGGCGGGTGGCGTCAGCGAGGCAGTGTTGACCTAAACGGCGTTGTGCGCAGCATGATTGCGTGGGAAGAAAACGATGGCACACGTCAGATCGCAGCGGGAACATATAACAGCCTCTATGCAATCAATGCCAACGGCACAGCCACAGACATAACGCCGACAGGATTAACTGCGGGCCGCGTTGATGCAACGATCAACTCTGCGTTTGGCGGTGGGTTCTACGGAAACGAAGAATACGGCATTCCGCGCTCTGACACTGAAACAATCCAGACAGCTACCACATGGTCGTTGGAAAACTGGGGTGAATACCTCTTGGCTATGTCTGATGAGGACGGAAAGCTATACGAGTGGCAGCTAGACACGGCAACTGATGCTGCGCTTATCTCTGCCGCACCCACAAGCTGCACTGGCATGATGGTTACTGAGGAACGCTTTGTTGTGTGCTTTGGCGCGGGCGGTGATCCTCGCAAAGTCCAGTGGTCAGACCAAGAGGACAACACAACGTGGACTGCGGCGGCAACAAACCAAGCTGGTGACATTAACATCCAGACAAACGGTAAAATCCTAGCGGGATTACGCACACGCGGTCAGTCGCTTATCCTAACAGATCAAGATGCGCACAGCATGACATATCAAGGCCCACCGTTTGTGTATGGCTTTGAGCGTGTTGGCACGTCATGCGGATTAATCGCGGCAAAGGCTGCGGCATCCGTTGATAACGGCGTGTTCTGGATGGGCCGCAGAGGCTTCTTTGTGTATTCTGGTGGTCGCGTTCAGGACTTGCCATGCGAAGTTGCTGATTATGTCTTTAGCGATATGAACAACGATCAGCGTTCAAAAGTATCTTGCACGGTCAACAGCGCGTGGAATGAAATCTGGTGGTTCTACCCTAGCGAAAACAGCACAGAGTGTGATCGTTATGTGGCCTATGATTATGCGGAAAACATTTGGATGACAGGCACAATGGATCGCACTGCGGGTGTTGATCGCGGCGTGTTCCGCTTCCCGATGTTTATTGCAAGCGATGGGACGCTGTATGAGCATGAGATTGGCTACAACTACGGATCAGACACGCCATACGCAGAAACAGGCCCGATTGCCATTGGCACAGGCGACAGCATTATGAATGTCGTTGAGCTTATACCTGATGAAAAAACGCAGGGCGATGTAAACGCTAAGTTTAAGACGCGCTACTACCCCAACGCAGAGGAGCGCGAATACGGGCCGTTCACCATGAGCAACCCAACGTCTGTGCGTTTCCAAGGTCGCCAAGTTCGTATGCGGGTCGAGGGCGTAGAGGATGCAGATTGGCGCGTAGGCATTATGAGACTTGATGCGCGGCAAGGTGGGCGGCGATGAGAATTGTCCCACCGTTTACGCCAGACATTCAAGCATGGGCAGAGAATATCCGTAAGTTTTTAGGCAAAGCTCTCAATCAGCTAGACGCCAAGGATCAGTATAGCTCTGCCTCTGAGGATGGCATTATTCTATGGGATCGCACCAACAAATATCCTGTTGTATCTAAGGATGGTGCATTTGTGCAGATCGTTCTTGAGGATGGTCAATATGCAGGGGCTGTCACAACTGATCAAACTGCGGCGGTAATAAACACGGCGTATGCCTTGACATACACTTCCAGCATTGCTGACGGAGTTTCCAACGGAACACCCGCATCACGTTTGGTTTTTGCAGAGGCTGGTCAATACATGATTAGCTTTTCTGCGCAGATCGCATCAACTTCTAGCAGCACGGTAAACTTCTGGTTTTGGCCTCGCGTAAATGGCACAGACGTTACTGGCTCAACTATGAAGAACGCGCTGCATCAGAACGGCGCAACACTTGTTGTGTCACGCTCTGCGATATTTGATTTGCAGGCTGGCGATTACCTTGAGGCTATGTGGGCGGTGGATAGCACTAGCGGCTTTTTGGATGCGACAACGGCAACAGCATTTGCACCTGCTGCGCCTGCATCAACGATTGCCATAACGAGGCTGCACGGCTAGGGGTGTCAAGGAAAAGAAAATGTGCTATAAAGCATTAAGGATTTCGGAGTAAAACAATGGGCGTTTTTGATTTTTTGTTTGGGAAGTCAGGCCAATCAGGGCAACTTGACCCAGAAACAAAACGAGCAAGGGACTTTTTACTAAACCAAATGCTGATGCAATACTCAGCAGGGCCAGTAAATGTTCCACAATACATGGCGGTTGCCCCGCAAGCACAATACAGCGGCACAAACGCTTTGCTTAGTTCTCTGGGTTTAGAAACCGTTGCGCCCCCTTCTATGCCTACAACTACAGTCGGCGGGATGGAAGTTTACACAAGTCAACCGTTCCAAGAGCAAATGGAAACCTCTTATGCAGAGCGTTATCCTGGGCAATACGATTATTTACGTTCTTTCTACATGGACCCAGTAACTGGTGAGTTTGGTGAGCGTTCCTATGGCTATGCTGATCCGATGACTACGCAGACTGTGGCACCAACTACCAGTGGCGGCGGTGGCGGGGATGACGATGATCCGTTAGAACGCCATTACTCTATTTTTCCTGAAACACGACCTTCAAGTGGGCCTTATGCAAGGAACTACAGTTCTACAGGACGTGCGCCCACAGTAAGGCCACGTTTGAGGCCAACAAGCGCGGCAGATACAGAAACCACATTTGGTGCGGATTTGTCGCGATCATTATCGGATCGCTCTTATAACCCAGAAGGCACAGTTGTTTCACGCGCCTTAGACCGCATGTTTGGAAGGGGTTAAGCCATGATACCCAATACATCAAATATCTTTGGACAAGCCCAACAGTATCAAACGCAAGCGGGTGATATTTATGGACGGTTAGGCAGCTTCACACCTACTGGAATGCAGGCGGCACAGGTAGGCCCAGCGCAAACCATGCAGGGTGTCGGTGCAGTTCAGGCAGCACAAGCACCTGGGCAAATACAGGTCGGTCAGTTGGCAACAACAAACCTGAACCCTTACATGTCGCCCTACCAACAGCAAGTTATCGAAGCGGGGCAGGCTGATATTGAGCGTCAGCGTCAGTTGGCTTCTGAGAACCTAGCGGCACAAGCGCAACGCGCAGGGGCATTTGGTGGATCACGCCAAGCCGTGCAAGAGGGTGTTTTAGCGGGTGAGGCTCTACGTCAGGCGGGTGCATTGTCAGCGCAGCAACGGCAACAAGCATTTGAAACAGCATTACGCTCTGGTCAGTTTGACATTGGGCAGACACAAGCAGCGCGAACAATGGCCTCACAGCAACAGTTCCAAGCGGAACAGCTAGGTCAACAAGCGCGTGAAGCTGCGGCAGCGAGAGAGCAAGCGGCCCGCATGGGTAATATGCAAGCGGCTAATCAGTTTGCGCTACAGCAAGCACAACTTGAGCAAGCGGCAAATCAAGCCAATTATCAAGGTCAATTCCAAGCGGCTAACATCCAACAGTCTGCGGCAGGCGGTCTAGGTGGTTTGGGCGGTCAGATGTTTGGGCAAGGTATGCGTGGGCTAGAGCAACAACAGCGTGCAGCGGCAATGGCTCAACAGCAACAACAGCAGATGCTAAATGCAGCGCGTCAGCAAACACTAGCTAACCTTGGTTATCCTGGTCAGGCACTACAGACAGGCACAGGCATTTTAGGCCAACTTCCTAGCGCAAGAATGTCAACGTCAGGAACGCCAGGTTTGTTTGGCATACTTTCAGGACTTGGTAGCTTACCAGGATTTGGCTAATGGCAACATGGCAAGAAATACAGCAGGGCATTTTCGCGGGTGAAAGCGGCGGTGATTACAATGCTTTGTTTGGTTATCAAAACAGACCAGGTGGCATTTTCTCAGACGTAAAAGTGTCTGAAATGTCTATTGCTGATATTTTGGATTTTACTAATCCAAGCGGAGCATATGGTCAGTTTGTTGCCAATACACGCCCAGACCCAGAAATGGGTGTTGCTACGCCAGTAGGTGCATATCAAGTTGTTGGGACTACGCTACGCGATGCGGTGAAAAAGCTAGGCATTGATCCTAGCCAGAAGTTTAACAAAGCCACGCAAGATCGCATTGGTAAATATATTTTTGAGACGCAGGGCGCGAAAGCCTTTGCTGGATACAAGGGGCCGAAGATGGACGGACAGCAACCTACAGCACAGCAAATGCAGCAAATGCAACAACAGCCAAGGGGCTTGATGGGCTTTCTGCGCGATCCCCGCACACGGCAAACACTAGCGTCTATGGATGTTTCAGGTTTGTTTGAGGGCGTTGCGGAGCAAGCGGGCCGCGATATTGTAAGACAGGAAGAACGTCAAACAGCAAACCGCACTGCGGCGTGGTTGAGAACGCAACCTGGCGGTGAGCCTTATGCACAAGCTATTGAAAGCGGCATGGACGCGCGGACTGTTTATTCTCAATATCTGCAACGTTCTCAACCGACGAAAGGCACTTATGGTATGACACCGCATTTTATTAAAGATGCGGATGGCAATGTTAAAGTTGTTCAATTCTCAAGCACAGGCGAACAAAAAGTGTCCGATCTGCCAGAAGGTTTTAAACTAGCCAAAGGCGTTGATAAGGTAGATGCGGGAACACACTTTGAATTGCGTGATGCTGTGACAGGTGAACTTCTTGGAACAGTTGATAAAAATGTTGGCGAAGTGAAAGCGGAAGAAGTAATTGGCAAAGCAGAGGGCCAAGCGAAACTAGACCTTCCACGCATTACAGCGCAAGGTAATCGCACAATTCAACTTATTGACAGTATTTTATCTGCTCCATTCCAAAACATTCTAGGGGCGGTGCAAGGCAGAATACAACCAAATACACCTGGTGCAGAACTGGCAGTAGGCAAAGATGGTGTCGGGCTAATCGTCAAATTGCAACAACTACAGGGCACGGTTTTCTTGCAAGCATTTGAAAGTTTGAAAGGTGGCGGTCAAATTACAGAATTAGAAGGCGCGAAAGCAGAGCAGGCCGCTGCAAGGCTAAATCGCTTCCAAAGCCCACAAGATTTTGCTTCTGCATTAAATGATCTTCGTGATGTTATTACAGAAGGTATGGC